TATATCAATTGTTTCCATCAAACAATTTATCAGGAATTAATAATGTGCCAGATGAAAATTTTTATTTAAGAATTAAAGATGGTATGGAGGTTGAATCGACTACTAATTCATCTATAATATTTAGAACAGTTGATGTTGTTGATTTTTCATCACCAACCGGAAGGGAAATAGAAGTATACGAAAGACTTGCAACGGGAGTTCCTTCGGTATATTTGGTTAGTAAAAAAATAAAAGCGATATCGGCTCAAGAAGTTTCAACAACCATTACATTTGTATCCAACGATACGGATTATCCTACTGCAACTCTTTCTGACACTAATATAATACAAATTACATCAGTAACATCCGATGGTGGCAATACTAAATGGTATGAAGTTCCTTATTTAGCACAAGAAAGTATTTTTATAGAAAAACCAAATATAGAATCAAATACTGGAAATTTAAGTGTGTCATCTTCGGTAGTGCCATACATTTTAGAAATTAAAAAAGTTCCATATAGATTTAGTGTAAAAGTAAATTCCGATAATACTATGGATTTACAATTTGGAAGTGGTGATGTTAATTTATCAGATGAAGTTATATTACCAAATTCAAAAAATGTTGGTTTAGGTTTAGCAAACTCAGTTAATAGATTAAATCAAGGCATTGACCCATCGAATTTTTTAAAAACAAACACATTTGGTATTGCACCAGCAGGCCAACAACTTACTATAAATTATTTGGTTGGTGGTGGTGTTCAATCAAATATAAATCAAAGAGATTTAACGACAATTAGATTAATAGAATTTGAGGATGATTTATTATCAATTCCAGATGATAAATTAAGTGCATATAATGATACAAAATCATCGGTAGCAGTTGAAAACTTAGAAGCTGCAACTGGTGGTAGAGATTCGGAATCAATTGAAGAAATTAGACAAAATGCATTAGCAACATTTGGTTCTCAAAATAGAGCAGTAACCAAACAAGATTACATAGTAAGAGCAATGTCAATGCCGGAGAGATACGGAAGTATTGCAAAGGTATATGTAAGCCAGGATGGTGAAATTGATAATAATAGTCCCGCATCAATACTTGCAAATCCTAAAAATATTACGGAATTTGCTAATTTGGTAGAATCTATTAAAGGATTATCAAAACAAGATATTCAAAAAGAATTAGTTAAATATCTTACTCAAAAAAATACATCTATTGGTGAGGTAAATAATCCATTTGCAATTAATATGTATGTTTTGGGATATGATAGTAATAAAAAATTAACCAACCTAAATCAGGCAGTTAAACAAAATCTTAAAACTTATTTAGGAGAATATAGAATGTTAACTGATGGTGTTAATATTATGAATGGGTTCATAGTAAACATTGGAGTAGATTTTGAAATTATAGCTTATTCAAATTATAATAAAAGAGAAGTTCTTACAAATTGTTTAGCAGAAATTCAAAGATATTTTGAAATAGACAATTGGACATTTAACAAACCAATTAATATTTCAGAAATGGAATTAATACTTGCAAATATAGAAGGTGTTATGAGTGTTCCATCGGTAAAGATTTCAAATTTATGTGGTGGAGACGGAAATTATTCAACAAATAGATACAACATAGATGAAGCAACTAAAGGTAAGATTGTATATCCATCTTTAGACCCATGTGTATTCGAAGTTAAGTATCCAACAAAAGACATAAAAGGGAGGGCTTTATAATGCATAAATTTTTCACATCATCATTCGATGCTAGTATTTACTTACAACAACCCGACCAGAACGCCGGTAGAGATGAGATATTAGAGGTTGGTAAACTTTATTATGGTTCTAGTAAAGATATAACTAGAACGTTAATTAAATTCGACACCGGTTCAATAAAGTCAGAAATACAATCAATTGGAACAGGCAGCTGGCAATCGTATTTAGTATTACGTTCAGCTAATTCGGAAGAAATACCTTTAGAATATAAATTATATGCAAATGCGGTATCTCAAAGTTGGATAATGGGAACGGGTACCAAATTTGATAATGTAACATCGGATGGTGTTAGTTGGAAATATAGAGATGGTATTAATGCTTGGCAAGATAATGTTATAGCAGGAACTGCAGTCTTTACAACGGGCACAACGGGTTCTGCAAATGCGGAGGGTGGTACTTGGTATATTACAGGTTCTGCAACTCAATCGTTTAGTAATGAACCGGATGATATTAGAATGGACGTTAGTGATATTGTTAGATTGTGGTGTAGTGGTTCTTTACCAAATAATGGATTTATAATTAGGCATAGTATTGATACGGAAAACAATGATTTAGATTATGGTTTATTAAAATTCTTTTCAAAGGAAACAAATACAATATATGAACCTAAATTAGAATTGGTTTGGAATGACCAATCTTTTGTAACTGGAAGTTTAACACCTGTAACAGGTTCGGCTTCAGATAGTGATTATAAAGTTATTGTTTCTAATTTGAAAAAAGAATATCCGCAGAATCAAAAAGTAAAAGTTAGAGTTAAAGGTAGAGATATGTTTCCTTTAAAATCTTTCGGAACAACATTTGCATACGACCAAACAAAATATTTACCAACCACTACATATTATCAATTGGAAGATTATAAGACGGGTGAAATAATATTTCCATTTGGCCAATACACCAAAGTTAGTTGTGATTCTATTTCAAATTATTTTATAATGGATTTGAATACATTACCAATTAATAGAACTTATTTATTAAAATTAGAAATAGTAGAAGGTGGTATATCTACTATTATAGATGAAAAATTAATATTTGAAATAGTTTAATAAATGACCAATTTAGAAGCAATATCGATAAAGTTACAAGAAGAAAAAGACAAAAAATTGGAATCCATTTTAAGTGTCTCCGGTTCTGCTGCTATTAGTAGAAATGAATATGGAGTTAATGTGGTAGACGATTCAAATGTTGCATCATCATTGGTATTCAAAGGTTTAACAAAAGACAAATATGATACGGAAGAATTAATAAAAGCTGTTGATGTTGAAGTTAAAGAGTTATTACCAAATATACCAAATATAAACTTAGATTTAGTTCCAAGACCAGTATATAATGAAAAGGTTGTAGAAAATGAAGATTTAAGAAAGGTAGTTAGAAAATTAAACGGAGATATAGTAGTTCTTAATTCTACAATATCTACATTAGAATCACAGGTTCAAACTGAGATAAATAACAGATTGAGTATTGAACAAACCAACGATTTATTGGTTAATCAAATTGAAACTTTAAATGCAACGATTGAGGACTTTGCAAGTCAAATTTCTACATCATTACAAAAGTCAGTTGATGAAAGTATTTTAAGAGCATCGTTACAATCACAAAAAACAGGATTTAAAGCACAAATTGAAGCACTAATTCAACAGATAAATTCATTGAACGCAATCATTGAAGGTTTACAAGCTCAATTGGGTGCAGTAAGACAACAAAAAGATTTAGAAACTACTGCACAGGGTCAAGGTGGTACTATAATAAATAAAATAGTAACTACAAACTTTACACCAAAAGGTTCGGCAACTGACCCGGTGATGTCTTATAAGATTAAGAATGCAAGAGATGATGCAAAAGAGTGGATTAATGGTACGAATTTGAAAATAATAAATAATGATTTAGAACCAGTAACTATTAAAATAGGTGTAACTTGGGATAGAGACCAAAGATGGTTTAGAATTCCTAAAACCGATTTTAAAATATCTCCAGGTGCAACTGAAGAAATTGTGTTTGTGGCCACACCACAAAATACAAGTTATGGTAAGAGAGACAAAACTATTGTATACAATGGTTCACTTAATATAACAGTACGGAGAGCAGATGGTACATCCGAAACTAAGTCATTTAAAACCGAATTAAAGATTGCACATCCTAAATCATACTAATAGATTATGAGTATTAAAAAATATACAAACTTAGATTTAATCAACAATAACTCAACCAATGAAGGAAAGTTTATTGATGATAAAGATTTATTTATACTATCCAAAAATGAAATAGAGAAATCCGATTTCGGTGTGAGTAAATATGATGTTATGGAAGTATCGGTTTATGATATCAATAATAATCTATTACCACAAAAGTCTGGAAGTAGTGTTGCATATATTAAAAAAGGTGACATTCAAAACTATCTTTATAACATTACAAATAAAGGTGGCCAGAAAGAACTTGCAATCAATGTTGAAAAATTATTAAATGATTTAGGATTTACAAATGGTATTCTTAAAGTTAATATAAATTTTGTAAAACAAAAAGTAGGTAGTGAAAATGAATTAACAAGAGTTTGGATACAAGAAGTTTCACCATCTAGAAATGAAATAAGAATTTTACCTTTAAAAACTAAAGATTCTAATATCAATTCAATAACTACTACACAATTTAAAAATCTTAAAAGTTTAAATAAAGATTTTTTATATTATAAAACTTCTATATTAGATTCTTTAAATGCA